AAGTTCAACGAGGACATGAAGGCCAACGAACTTGCCTTGGCCGAGTTCAAAAAGCAAGTAACGGTTGACTCATTGCAATCCGTTCAAAGCATCTTGCAGTCCTTCGGCAACGAAAGCAAGGGTCTTGCTCTTGCTGCCTTGGCCTTGGAGAAAGGCCTTGCTATTGCCAATGTCATCGTGAACCTGCAAAAAGAGATGGCAGCGAATGCGGTCATCGCAGCAGCCAACCCGGCCAATGCTATAACCGCAGGGGCAGCAGGTGTCGCACAACTCAAGGCCTACAACACGCTTTCAAAGATTCGGGCAGGGCTACGCATCGCAGCGATTACCGCTGCTGGCATCCAAGGAGCCAAAGCCATTACAGGCGGAGGGGATAGCGGTGGTGTTCCAGCAGGAGCAGCAGGTGGTGGCGCACCGGGTGCAGCAGCAGCCCCGTCAATCTTTGCAAACCCGAACGTTACCGACCTGTCTGGATTCGGTCAAGGCCAAGGTCAAGGCTCATCACCGATGCGAGCCTATGTCGTGGAACGGGACATCACCCAAAGCACTCGGAGGGTTCGGAGGTTGGAGGAATTTGCAACTCTTGGAGCCTAACCACATTTACCTGCATGGAACTACCCATTTACAGGATGACCGTGGACGAGGTCGATGAAGGGGTGCAATTCGTGGCCCTGACCGATATGCCCGCAATCGAACGGCCATTCCAAGCATTCTCAAAAACCAAGCAGCGATTCACCGAAACAGGCGAACGCAGGGTACTGACTGGTCCTCTCATGCTTGCAGACACCCCCATCTTTCGCAAGGACGAAACCTATGGTGAGTATTACGTCGTATTCGACAAAGCGACCATCCGCAAAATCGTGCAGAAGTACTTTAAGCAGGGCAACCAGCACAACGTGAACGCTTACCACAACGCAGAACTGGATGGCGTGTTCATGTTCGAGTCATTTATAACCGATGCCGAGCGTGGTATCATGCCACCGAAGGGCTACGAGGACACCCCCGACGGCTCTTGGTTCGGTTCCTTCAAGGTTGAGAACGACGAAGTTTGGGACAACCGCAACCTGTTCAGGGGTTTCTCCGTTGAGGGCCTGTTCGGGATGGACAAAACCGAATCCGAACTGGAGGTCGCACTCGCTGGCCTTGCTGACGAATTAACCGCTTTTTTGCAACAATTAACCCCCACCTACAAATCCAATCAACTATGAACCTGAAAAACGCAATCGAATCCCTGCGGACGGAACTCCGCAAATTCAGCACCCAAAAGCAGTCCTTCGCTGACTACAAGTTGACCGACGGCACCGTTGTCCGTGTGGATGGCGACCTCGTTGCCGGAACTGCCGTTTACGTTGTAGCCGAAGAAGGCACTCTCCCTGCACCCGATGGCGAACACGTCGTTGAAGGCGTTGGAACAATCAAGACCGAAGGAGGCAAAATCGTTGAGGTCATCGCTGCCGAAGTAGCAACCCCCGAAATCGAAGCCTTGCCTGTTGCTGCTGAAATCACTCCCGAAGTGGCCGTTGAGGTTACCGAGGAAATCAAGGAAGCCTATCCTGCCATGACCCCCGAAGTCGTTGAGGCTATCGTCGCCAAGCACCTCGCTGGCATTATGGAAGAACTCAAGGCAGCCTATGCCGAGATGGGAAAGATGAAAGAGAAAATGTCCGCATTCGCATCGCAGGTTGAAACCATGGCCGACATCGTCGAGAAGGTTTCCGAACTCCCAGCCGAAGCCCCCAAAGCCAGCGGTTCCGCAATCGTTGAGCAACGCAAGGCTGCTGCATCGCAGAACTTCAATGCTCTCGCACAAGCACTCCAATCACTCAAAAAAAACTAAACCCCTAAACCCCCACTAACCATGGCATTTACTTTCACCAACCTTAGTTCGTATACCGACCAAGAGCGGTTACCACTAATCACCAAAGCGGTATTTTCCGCTCGGTCAGCATCTTTGTTCACCAAGCAGGTGGGCATTAAGTTCGCTGCAAACCTCAACCTCATGGACACCGATGCGGTGTTGCAAGGTGGAGACGCTTGCGGATACACAACTTCCGGCACAACCACAATCAGCGCAAGGGTCTTGACCGTTGGCCGCATGAAAGTGATGGAAACTTTGTGTCCTCGTTCTTTGGAGCAGTATTGGACGCAGACCCAGTTGACTGCTGGTTCAATGTACGATGGCGTTCCTTTCGAGCAGGCGTTTGCCGAGCAGAAGGCTCTTCGCATTGCTGAGGCTTTGGAAACTGCAATTTGGCAGGGTAACGCTTACTTCAGCGGTATGCTTCAAATTTTGAACGCTGCATCGGGTTCTACCATCAGCGGTAACACAGGAGCGGTTTCGGCCTCCGTTGGTATCACTTCATCGAATGTTATCGGCATCTTTGATAACATCTACAACCAAATCCCACAGGCCATCCTGACCAAGAACGACCTCGTAATCTTCTGCGGTTGGAATAACTACCGCACCTTGGTTCAAGCCTTTAAGCAAGGAACGAATACAGGTGGTTTGGCAGTATTGTACAACCAAGTTGACCTTGCGAGCCTTGCCAATGGTGAGTTCGTTTATCCCGGCACAAACGTCCGTGTCATTGCGGTTCCCGGATTGACTGGAACAAACCGAATCGTTGCATCTTACCTCGGTAACTTCCATTTAGGAACCGATTTGCTGTCCGACGAAGAGCAGTTTTCCATCTTTTATTCGAGGGACAACGACGAAGTACGGAGTATCGCAGCCTTCAAATGTGGAGTGCAACTGGCGTGGCCAGACTTGGTTGTTGACTTCCGCTTGACCTAATGTGTAGAGGGGGGAGGGAAACCTCCCCTCACTTTTTTGTTCTCTTGAAACTTAAAACCCAAATACACATATGTCCTGCTCCCTAACTACGGGCTACGCCCTTGGATGCCGAGATTCAGTCGGTGGCATCAAAACAATCTACGTCCAATCCTTCAACCCAACGGGGTCCTGCAATGCCAACCTATCAGGTGCGGTTACAGGGTTCACGGGGTACGCTTCGGGTGGGTTCTTCGAGTATGACCTGACCAAGGCTACGTCATCTTTGACTGAAACCTTGAATGCGAGCATCGAGAACGGCTCGGTTTATTACACCCCCGAAGTAACATTCACGATCAACAAACTGCAAGTCGCAGTCCGCAACGAACTCCGCTTGCTGGTACGCAACCGTGTCATCGTCATCGTCCAAGACAACAACAGTCGTTACTGGTTGTTAGGCTCTGCCAACGGCTTGGAAGCAACCGCTGGAACCGCTGGAACTGGCACTGCCTTCGGGGACCGCAGTGGTTACGAATTGACCTTGACCGGGATGGAGCCTGACCCGATGTTCCTGATTGCATCCACAGTCTTTTCACCGTCGACTGCGCAGATACTCGGCTCGTAGTATCTTTGGCTTAGGTTTTCATCATCTGAGGTTTGGGAGGGCAGTCAGCAATGGCTGCCCTTCTTATTTTTACGGCCATGAAGATTTGTATCGTTTACAACGCCCATCCAACCGGGTGCAGTTACTATCGGTTAGAAATGCCGAACGCTTACCTTGGCGACAACTACCCGGAGTTTGACTATGTGTGCGTCGAGAATATCACCACGATTAGCGACGAGGGATTGAAGTCGATTGACCTGTTCCTGTTCAGCCGGCTTTGGTGTCAGGGAACCATGGAGCAAGTCGAAAATGTTTACAAAGCCCTGACCCAATACGGGGCGAAAGTCATCCTTGACTTGGACGATTACTGGGTCCTTGAAAGCGGCCACATCATGTACCGACACTATCACCAAACCAAACTCGCAGAGGTCATCCGCAAGCACATCAAATTAGCCGATTGGGTTACCTGTACCACCGAACACCTTGCCTCTCGCATACGGCCTCTAAATGCGAATGTGAGCATCTTGCAGAATGAGCCTTACGAAGCCTATCAGCAGTTCATCCCCAACCACGACGAAGAACCCGACAAACACCTCGTCAAGTTCGGTTGGTTCGGTGGTGCGCAGCATGGCGAGGACATGGAACTGCTCCGTGAGGGGATGCAGAAACTACGATGGGACGCAAACCTTGACGGCAAGTACAGGCTCTATCTCGGAGGTTGGAACGACAATAATCCTGTTTATGAGGGATACGAGAAAATCATAAGCGACCAAGGCAATAACCCGAACTACGGACGCATTCAGGCTGCGGATATTTACTCCTACGTCGGAGGCTACAACTTCGTGAACGTTACCCTTGCGCCTTTGCGAGATACCAAGTTCAACAAACTGAAATCCGAGTTGAAGGTGGTCGAGGCAGGGTGGATGAACAAGGTGATTATCGCAAGCGAAACCATCCCCTACACGGACGTAATCAAGCACGGAGAGAACGGGTTTCTTGTTCCTTACAACAAACCCAAGGACTGGTACAAGTACATCAAGCAGTTGATCCTTGACCCCGACCTGCGTAAAGGCTTGGCTGACAACCTTACACGGGACATTAAGAAGCGGTTCAACGTTGCCGAAACCGCCAAGAAGCGAGCCGAACTATACAGGCAGATTGGGCGCAAATTGTGAAATTCGGGGGCATCGCACATTTACAAGCAGATGCTTTACCTGAAC